GCACCTGATGTATACATAGGTCCAGAAGTTCCTTTGACACTCCAACAAGCAGCAAGTCTCTTTGCAAATGCTTGAATAAAAGGGGCAACAACCACGTTAAACGTGTCCGTCGCACCCTGGATGTGCCTAGGGGCCAATTTAGGGATATTCTTATCAAGCGTTTGAACATCAGATTTAGGTAATAATTCTACCTTAACAAACGGCTTTTGGCGAATTGGATCAGATGGCGTTAAACCAGCAATATAGCACTTATAAGCAAGACGCTGACGCGCTCGTTGTGCACTAGGAAACCTGGAATTCCACTCTTGAAAGGTAAGTGGTTTAACAGGATCCTCCAAAACACCAGGAAAGAATTCCTTAAAATTTTCGATAACATAAGACTCAAACTTATCAAAGAAATCAGAGTCAAAGATTTGCTCATCATGAAAGGGTTGTGCTTTCAGCGACCTCTCAACAAGAGCAGATATGGCAGAGTGACACGAATTCTCAAGGACCACAGGTATAGAAGCCGTGGATACAATACCGCCCGGGAATAACGGTGGTGTGTCATGAATGGCAGTGACATCACCAACTTTCAACTTGGCCGTAGGGTCAAGTGACAAAGAAAGCAACTCTGTCAGTGGCTTTGGAGGAGGAGTGGAAGGCAAAGGAACAATAGGGCAAGATACCACACATGTACGTGGCTGATTACTCGACCTATCTATCCTATATCGCTCAAATGGATCAAAAGCCACCTTTCGGCAGCGCCAAATGAGTAGCACCAAAACCACTCCAATAAAAACAATAACACCCACAACCGTCAATAGCGACAGTCCAACCAAAGGGTTAGCAAGATGGATGGTACCTCCAATAACAGAAACTACTGCAACAAGAACGGTAAGTGCACAAAGAAACGCTTTACTCGTCCAAACCCAACGAAAATTTAGATCCATGGCTAATTCATGGACCCTATTAATAGACATCATGGGCTCAATTATTCCATGCATTGTTGCTGTTTCAAACGATACATTTTGTACGAAGGCAAGACAACAAGCAGAAAACACAGCAGTAGGAAGAAGGGAGGGAGGAATATTATAAACACGAGAATGATGGCGAGCATACGCTAACAAAGCCACCCAATTTAACTGATTCCTCTTCCTACCCAACATGTAATAGGCACACTCATGGACAAGGCCCTTAGGTGAAAGCATAGATTGTTGACCAGATTTCTGGAATACAACAAAGAATGGACCCCAAGAATACACTTGAACATTGGGGACATCAAACATTTCACCGACTAAGGCACGTGTGGCCTTGTCATTGAATGCACCAGCCATATTAACATGGCCATAATAAGAGTTGTCACGTAGTGCAGCAGTAAGAATATTCTCAACTGGCCTCTCCACACTCAACAACCCTGGGACCACACGAAATGCAAAAACAGCATGGTCCGGAAACTGCTCGACCTTTGACCAACACAAAGTAAAAGTGTGATTGGGATTGCGGAAATAAGATGATCTATTGAACTGCATCCCATTCTCTCGCAACCAGCGCATATTACTATGAGTATATGCTGCAGAGTTACCCTTAACGAACATGGTAACAGTATCTGCATCGAGCAGGTGGTAAGTTGCCTCACCACCACCAAATGACCCATAAGCATCTGTAAACTCATGGACCACAGCCACTAACAAATTGCCG